TATAATGTACATAATATTATTCAAGCATCAATGCTTGTTTATCCAAAAGAAATTATTATTGCTACATTAAGAGATTTCTTTTCACAAGATAGTTATTATCATTATTCAAAAGATCAATGGGGATTTGCTAATACAACTGATCATACAGATTTAGCTCCAGGAGCAGATTTACCATATGGTCCAGGTGCTCATCCAGAATTAAATACAGAAAGTATTTTAAGTACTAGATTATTTATTGGTGAAAATTACAGAAATGATGTTGTTTTTTATCCTGCTATTTTAGTTAAAAGTGGCGGTAGTAGATATGTTCCAATTTCTATTAATAGAGAGAAGGGTGCAGTTCAATATGAAGACATCCTTTTTGAAGATGGCTATGGTAATCAAACAGTAATAAGTAGACCAAAAACATTTATTACTGCTGGAGCTTGGGAAGGCAGTATAATTATTGATGTTATGACTAGAAGTTTAAGATCTAGAGATGATTTAGTCGAATTAATAGCTATGTGCTTTACTGAAATTCATTTTGATAGCTTATATGACGTTGGAGTTTTGGTAAAACCGCTTAGTATTGGCTCTCCAAGTGAATCAGATGATAGAAATGATAAGTTATTTAGGCAAAGTATCACATTAGATATAAGAACAGAGTGGCGTCGTGAGATACCAATAGGTAATTTAATTGACGCAATTATGTTTTCTGTGGAATTTGCCTATTTAGACAATCCAAATGCCCCAGTTGCTGCTAATTTAACAATAAATACCGAAGTTAACGTTTCGGACTTCCCAAATGTCTAAAATATGCATTTAAGGCAAAATAATATGCGAATAATATTATATAACAATAGACTTGATTTAATGGAGACTTCTAATGGCTAATATTCCCGGAGCTACAAACGTTTTACCAGGCGTTTTCACAGATGTGATCACGCAATCGCGTGGTGTCGCAATTCCTGGCGGCTCCCGTATTGCTGCAATGATAGGTGAAGGTTCAACAGATGAAACCTTAGTTTCTCAAGCGCAAGGTGGCGGACTTGATGGATTAAATCCAAGTTACTCTTCTACATCAGGAGCTGATGGTAGACATTTTAGATTGAGCTTATTTCCTATAATTGCAACAAGAACAACTTTATTTAAAAATGGTGTTCCATTAGTTGGTTTAGAATCACTAATTGATAGCAATCCATTTAGCAGTAAATACGATTATAGAATCGATATTGCTACTGGTAAAATAGAATTACAAAGAGCACATCTTGTTGATCAAGGTGGAGCTTACTACCTTCCATTGTCCACTAACGTTGGAGATGGTTATCTTAGTAATTTAGTCCTTGAAGATTCTAATGCTCCACCAGAGACTTGGACCATTAGATGTGTTGGCGTTCAAAGAGATTCTATGAATGCTCCAATTCAAAACACTGCTAAATTCATGGCTTTCGGATCTGTCTCAGGTGTTATTTCTGATGCTAACGGAAATCCAATTATTTGGATGGCTGATGGTTATGAAATTTCCAATGGTGTATTAACATTTGCTGTTTATGAAACTCAAGTATCCAATGTATCTACTTCTCCATTTAGAGAAGGTGATGCTTTTACAATTAAGGTAGCATCAGGCGTCTTAGTAAGAAGCGATTCTTTAACTGCTAATTATATTCCAACTGCCGTATTAAATGATCCTGTATTCGTTCAAGGATTAGGTGATACTGTTAAGAGACATGGTCTTCCAAGTATTAATAATAATTTGTCTTTAGGTGCGCAATTAGCTTTTGCTAATAGTGCTCCAGCTTTGATGACAGTTCAAGCCGCTCCCCCAATGCCAAGAAGAAGATCATATGTTTTAGAAGATGCAGTTAATTCTACATCTACTAATGATGATGATTTTATCTTTCCATTGCCCGCTGGCGTAACTCCAGATTTTGATTCTAATATTCATTTCTTTGTTCAAAATAATACTACAAATGTAGAATCTCAAATACTTCCAAATAAGTTAGATTTTTACACTCTTGATACTAGTGGATATCCAACAACTAATCAATTTATTACTAGCAATACAAATGCTCCAGCTGGTTGGTCATACTATTATACCGTAGTTCAAAGCTATGGCATCTTAGCTGATGGTGAAGATGGATATATTGGCAGAGATTTAGCTTTCACTAACAAAGGAACTTTCTCTTCATCTGTTGAATTTGATTCAACATATGTTGGAAAGACCTTAAAATTGATTGATGCAACTAATACTGCTAACGTAGGTACTTACACTGTTAACACTGTATCTGGTGGAGATTTATATGTAACTCGTTCTGGTGGTTTCGTAGATTTTACAAACGGTTCAAGCAAAACCTTCGCCGTAGTTGATCCAGCTACTGACACAGATGTTCCATCAGGATCTGCAACAAATGGTGTTATCGTAGCTAACGTAGGCTTAGGTACAGCTACTTTAACAAGCGCAACTATTAATTTTCCAAGTATTACTGGAATTACTGGTTATAAATTAAGACTTACTGGTACAACAGCTGATGATGGATTATATGATATTTCTGCTCCAACTGGTTCAGGTCCATATACCATTACTATCACAAAGACAGTTACAACTGAAAGTGCTATGAGATATGAGGTTGTTGATACTTCTGACGTAAGTAATTATGTTGTAATTAACAAGAATGTTGTTCCAAATGGTTATGGCTTAAGAGTAACTGTTATTGATTCCAAAGAAGCTGACTTCTATGACGCTGGTTGGATTAATGCTTTAGAGGCTTTAGAAACTGTTGAATGTGATATTGTTGTCCCACTTCCAAAACAAACAATTTCTGTTATTTTTCAAAATACATTGAATCATTGTAAAGCAATGAGCAATATTCGTAATAAGAAAGAAAGAGTAATGTTCTGTGGAGCTATCAGTGGATTAACTCCTGCCAACTTAACTGGTGCAGAAGCTGCTGCTGTAGAAGACATCGGTGTTCTTGAAGGAATTCAAGGCGAGACAGTTACTGATGTATTAGAAGGAAACGTTGAGGACTTAGCTAACTACTCAGTTCCAGATGCTTTCGGAAATACTTTCAGATGCGTATACTTCTACCCAGATCAAATTGTTGTACAAGCCGGAACTGAAAATGTATTGATTGATGGTTTCTATCTTGCTGCCGCTGCTGCTGGTTATCTAGCTGCTGATGTCAGACTTGAAAATCCATTAACTAATAAGGTTTTGAGTGGATTTACAATCTTAAGAAACAAACAATTCTCTCCACTTACACTTGAGCAACTTGCAACTGCTGGTGTTTGCACCTTACAACCAGTTGCTGGTGGTGGACGTGTTGTTTGGGGAATTACTACTTCTCAAAGTGGATTCCCAGAAGAACAAGAAATCTCTATTGTATTCATTAGAGATAGAGTCGCCAAGATCTTAAGATCTGGATTCCAAGGATTCATTGGTCAAGCCGAATCTGCCGACACCGGAGCAATCTTAAACACTCGTGCTGTAGTTCTATTGAACTCATTAATCTCTCAAGGACTAATTACAAACTTCAAGGATCTATCAGTTGTTAGAGATGACGTAGACCCAAGACAATGGAACATCACTGTAAGAGTACAACCAACATATCCAGTTAACTTTATCTACATTAAAGTAAGTCTCGGTCAACTATAATTAGGGAGATATAAATGGCTTTCGCACCAAATACACAGTCTACTTTAACATTACCAAATGGTGTTAATAAGACTAGTACAGCCGTATCAACAAACATAATCATTTTGGTTGGCAACACACCTGTTGGCGCCATTCAGTCTTTAGCTATCAGTGAAAAAAGATCAATTAAAATGATTGATGAAGTTGGAACCGATGGTCACGTAGACTCTGTACCAAATCAATCAACAAATATCACAGGCTCTTGTCAAAGAGTTAGATTTGATAGACTTAGAATTACCGAAGCTTTTAGCAGAGGTTTCTTACACGTCGCTTCTCAAGTATATCCTTTTGATATTGTTATTTTAGATAAACAAAAGAGAGATACTGGTAGCCAAATTTCCACTGTTATTAAGAATGTTTGGATTTCTGGACTTGACTATACTTATTCTGCAACTGATTGGGTTATTACAGATGGTATGACATGGGAAGCTGAAGCAATCTATAGCGTACTTAATGGTGGTTCTTCTCCAATTCCTGGTGGTGTCCCTGCTGCTGTTGGTGGAGAAAGAGGTATTAAACACATGGGTGCTGGTCCAAATGGTATTGTTACTATTCCAAGTGGAGACGGGATCTCTAACATAGAACAATTGGTGGATACTGGTTCTGGTGGAAGAAGAGGTTCTTTGGATGCTGCTGGCTTAATCGACATCGGAAGCGGTGGAGATTTATTCTAATTAATATAGAAGTCTAAAACTCCTAAATACTTAAAATACAGCTTACAATTGTTATATATTCAATTGTAAGCTGTTTGTTTTTATGGAGTAAATATGGCAAGTTTTGAGTCCCCAATAGGAAATAGAAAAGTCACAGGTAATAAATTAAGAGAATTCGATATTCCTGATGGAGAAGATGAAAATCAATTTAATATAGATCAAGCTATAGCTAGTGGAAATATGAAAAAATTAGATGTTGAAGAAATTAGACAATTTCAACAAAGATTAGATGGAGTT